TGCGTAGGGGCCAGCGATGCGCTTTCCCTTCGCTTGGGTCTTGGCAAGCGTTCCTGCGGCTTCCTTCCATGCCTTGTAGGCTGGCGAGGTAAAGCGGCCTTTCCCGCCCTTTCCGTTGACGAACAGATTGTTCACGGTCGGAGGGAACATTAGTTCAAAGTATAGGGGGACAACGGCGGGCTCTGTCATGGCCGCCTCACAGGACAGCCGCATCGCCATTCTAGCCCGCAAGCCCATTCGCCATGTTGGCCGGGAAGCTGGCCTGTGTAGTGCCAACCAAGTGCAAGCCATAGCGGGAGGTCAGGCCAGCGGACCATTGCAAAATAGCGCGGCGTCATAGCAAGGGCTCCTGAACTGGCTTCGGCGCAGGAGCCGGGACAAACATATCGGGGGCTTTCAGCGCATCGCCGATACGCCGACAAGCAATGTCAAAATACTTGGGCTCGCGCTCAATCCCATAGAACGCCTTGCCGCGCTTGATGGCAGCAACGCCGGTTGTGCCAGAGCCCATGAATGGATCGAGGATGGTGCCAACGTCAGTGGGGAGTTGGTCAATGCACCAGAGCATGACTTCAACGGGCTTCTGTGTTGGGTGAACCTTGCCATCCTGAAGCGCGCGGGCTCGTGGGTATGAAAACGCGCGAGCGGCCTTCCGCTGGCTTGACCAAGCCATCTCAAAGTCTGCGAGCGAAAATTCCCGCTGCCCCTTGTCCCACATAAGCCATTGCATTGACGGAGGCAGGAAGTCGGTGAAGTAATTTCCGCCCCAAATGATCTGATGCGCCGATTGCTTCCTAATGGCGTCAAACGCCTCTCTGTCGGGGCGTTGAATATCCCAGTCTGTCTCGCCGTAATAAGTCCACCCCCATTTCCCGTTATTTTTGGAGGCGGCCTTATCAGCCCCAATCCCATAAGGCGGATCAGTCACACACGCATCAAACTCCCCAAGCGTCGGTAATATGTCGAGCATATCGCCGCACCATAGCTCGACGCCTTCCGCTAGGACTTCATGGCGGGGGCTCATGCCGCCCTCACAAAAGGATGCACGTTACTCTCAACACGCCCAAGCGTCTCAGCCACAATGGACAGGCCGCGGATGGCGTAGGGCTCAAATTCGCGGCTTGGGGCCACGTCATCAATGCACAACCGCCTTGCCGCCCACAACGTCGCCGCGTTGGCATCGTATAGCGCCTCGTCAATTTCATTCAGGATGCGGCCCCATCTGGCGACGGTCGCATCTGAGGGCCCCGCCCCTGTGCCGCCGCCCAATTTGACTTGCGAGGGAACGCCCTTGGCTTGGTTCCAACTGCGGCGCATATCTGCCCATTCGTGGCCCGCGTCGTATAGCTCGCCACGGAGCCCACGGAGGGCGCAGAACCGGCCAAGCGCGCTTTCAAGGCGCGGGTCCAGGGGATCACGAAAACCACGCCTGTGGGGCTGCTGTGCGGCTTGCTGCATGTTCTCGCGATACCTCTCGGCTTCCATCTGCTTTAGCTGTTCGATTGTAGGGCGCTTTAGCCGTCCGTTTGCGTAGCGGTCTCCGGGTTTGCGCTTCATGCCGCCTCCTCTGCCGATGCGAACAAATCTTGGGCGCACTTACGCTCTGCAATACAGATGGTGTCATTGTGCGCGCCGCCGTGCGCGACTAGTAAGATTTCCTCAATTTTATATCTGCGTTTGACACCCATGCCGTTGCTGCTCCAACCAAACGACAGAACAACCGCGCCGGGTTTCATAATACGATCAAGCGCCGTGCGGGCTCGCCCGTATAATTTTGCCGTTTGGGTATCTTCCATGCCGCATCTGATTCCAACAGATTGATAAACTTCGCTTACTTGGCGCGGAGAATATGGCGGGTCAAATATTGCGGCATCCGCGCGAATATTTTGACTATTTAACTTTTCCAGCCATTTGACTGCATCCATATGGTCTTGCGCTAACGTTTCCGGGTTAAGGTCATTTCGGTGCGTACCAATCATGCAATTGCGCGCAAACGGGTCCACGATGATTTTCGCCCCCGCAATGTGCCGCTGCACAAAGCAAGCAATCGGAAATATCGACAAAGTATCTGGCGAAGGCATGGCCCATTCGCGCCGGAACTTCATGCCGCTGCCCCTTGGTTTGCCAGTTCATGCGCGGGCCAATAGATGCCTTCGCCGCCCGGTCCAGGTTTCAACATCGACCGCAAATAGCCTTCGCGTTTCTTGGCGGTAAGCGTTTTCCAAGCTTGCGAGCCGAGCGGCACCCACGTCATTTCAACCGGCTTCGCTGCCGCCGTGGGCTGGCGCGTCTTGTCGCGCACGACTGCCGCAAGATAGGTCCAGCCGCCGGGCGCGCTCGTTCGTCGCTCGGCCTCGTCGCGGGCAAGGGGGAGTATTCGCCCCTCGAAAGAATGGCCTTCCGATAGCAGCTTCTCGATTGCGCCTACGCCGGGGAGGTCGTGCCAGCCGGTCGCTTGCTCAAGTTGGCGCTGGATTTCCAAAACCGAAAGCTTCGCTTCGTGCGTAGAAGAAGCGATAGCTTCTTCTATATCCTGATCCTGATCCTGATTAGTTGGACGGTCGCTCAACGGTCGCTCAACGGTCGTTGAACGCTCGTTCAACGGTTGCTTAACGGGCGCTGAACGGTTGCTGCCATTTTGCCTCGCATTGGCTGAACGAAGGCCATTTTCGCGCGCCTTGTCCGACCGCTCGCGCGCCTTGTCTAATTCCTCGTCAATCCGCTTGTGGTGCAACAGCCCATCCCGTGCGTCGAAAAACTCAAGCACGGTTTCTTTGGCTGCCGCCCATTCGTCGGCAGACATGCGGGCAATGCCGCGCAATTTCCGGTCATCATCCGGCAACGGCTCGCCGCGCTGCCAATAGTTAAGGATGAGCAAAAAATACGCGCCATGTTCCGCCGCCGACAGGTGCGCCGTATCGGCCAGATAGTCGCCGGGATGGAACGGGATATAGAGGTTGTTAGCCATCTAGGTTGTCCTGAAACAGCGGAAGCGCCCGCGCCTTGGTCAACAAAACAGGCTGCGCCTCGCCAGCTTCCAGCATTCCCTTGAACCGCCGATAGGCTGCGAGCGCAGACGTGTGGTCACGCCCACCAATAAACCTCCCGATCTGCGGAAAGCTCATCATCAATTCCTCGCGCAGCCGGTACACAGCCTCAAATCTGGCAACGCAGATTTCATGCTTGCGCCAAGGGCCGATAATGTCGCGCGGGTTGATGCCGTGCTTTTTGGCGACTTCCTCAAGGATCGCCTGACCGCGATGCGTGGGGGTCCGAACCTCAATCCAATCGCGGCGCTTGACCGGGCCGATAGGCTCCAGATACCGCGTCTTGCCAAGCCGAATATGGGCAGGCACAGGGTAATTGATGACAGGCAAAGGGCGAGGACGGCTGACGACAGGAGCGCCCCACATACGGGCCTTGCGAGCCTTCGCGGCCTCGTAGTCAAAGCTGCCGATTTCTTCCTGTGTGATTTGCAACGCGGTCATGGACGCACCCCTTACTTGCCATATTTTGCTTCGATTTCCGCCAGCGATGGCCCCTTGATCTGCGGGAGTGTCGGGGGCGGCGCGGTTGCTTCACGCGAGCGAATGTTGCCCATGATCGCGCGGCGCTTCTGCCATTCAAGGCTTTGCCAGATTTCGCGTTGAAGCTTCTGCTTTTTGCGGTCTGCCATAGGATCGCTCCCTACTCCGTCAAGCCATTCCCTTGCTGCACAGAAATCCACGGCGAACCTCCCCAACGAAGGCAGGGCCTAATTGCAACAAAACAGGGCGGGCCAGACTTGACCCATTCGGCACTCACAAACTGACACTCGGAATCGTCATCAACGACGCCAAGCCACACAAACAAATCCTCAATCGCCTTGAGATAGTTGGAAGCGTCGCGCCTACGCCCGTCGGGACGCACAAGGCGAACCTCCATTGCGTAGGGGCCAGCGATGCGCTTTCCCTTCGCTTGGGTCTTGGCAAGCGTTCCTGCGGCTTCCTTCCATGCCTTGTAGGCTGGCGAGGTAAAGCGGCCTTTCCCGCCCTTTCCGTTGAC